CATAGATATAGTCATTAGTTCCATCTGGGAAGATAGTTGTTGTGATACCAGATCCACCAGGACAAGTGAATGCAACATCAAACATTTCAAACTCATCACCAGAACTTAGTCCGTGATCAGATGCTAGAGTAATTGTACTGAAACCAGATGCACTATCATATTCAAAGTTAGTAATACTAATTACATTGTTATGTGCAGCACAACTAAATCCAAGACCAGCAAGTTTAACAGTGTCTTTATCAGTTAAACCATGACCTACATTAGTTGTTACTGTAATAATACCTGCAGTTGGAGAATACTCACCAGCAGTAATATTAAATGCAGTTCCAATAGTATAAGAACCATCTCTTACATTATTGATAACTCTTCTTACAATATCTTTTGAATATTCGAGTGCAATAACAGATTGCTCGTATTCATCAGGATCAACCAAGATGTTAGACAGTCTGTTACCATTTGCATCAAAGTAAGACTTACCAACACCAATGACCTTTGTATTACCACCACGGGTAATATCGTAGCAAACTGCCTTCCAAATCTTGGTAACATCACGACGGCACTTGTTCTGCTCTAGTCTCATGCCAGTTGTAATTCCTGGAAGACTATCAGTATTACCTGCACCAATTGCGCTAGTTACAATTCCGACTAGTTCTGTAATGTCATTGTTGACGTTGAGGCAAATTCCGTTACCAACAACGTTTTCACCACGAAGTGGAGTTCCTGCAGCAGCACCAGTATCAAACTGCTGTTCAAAAGTACTGTATTGGAAAACTGTAGTAGCAGTACCAGAACTTGGAGTATAAGTGTGAGCAATTGTAGAGATGCCTACATTAATTACAAATTGATTACTATTAAACAATCCATCTGGATCAATCTTGAAGATATGTCCAGAAGGACTACTTCCATCTGGGAAAATAGTTGTCGTTACACCAGAGTGTTCGGTATCGCAAGTAAATGCAAGTCCCGCAAGTGAAACGTGATCAGTAGTACTTAATCCATGACCAATCAATGTTGTTACAGTTGAAACACCAGTGAGTGGTGTATATTCAAATCCAGTAATGGTTGAACCAGATCCTTTCAGTTCAAATCCATATGGTTTGTTATTGATAGCAAAGGTTGCAATACCAGCAGCACGGTCCATTGCTGCAATCGTTGCTTCAGAAACACCAGCACCTAAGATGTGAGATAGTGCTCCGCCAACAAAGTATGATTGTGCAGCACCTACTGATTTGCTGTTTGCTTGAGTACCATTTCTATATCCTGCTCTTAAATCATGAGCAACTGCTTCTAGCACATCATGAATGTCGTCTTGACAGTTTCTTGCCGTACTGAAGGACATTGTGAATGCACCACCAGCATAGTTAACACTGGTGATAAATCCTACTGCCTCTGCTGCAATATATTCTGCGTTTAGATCAATAAGTCTTGCAGCATCTTGTGCTCTATGAGATCCAGCAACACCACTAAAACCACTGGTGAGGAAACCAACTGCTTCACCAGCAATATAGTCTGCATTTTGACGGATCAATCTTGCACCATCAAAGTATCTATCGGAAGCAACACCTTCTAAAGGAACGAAAGCAATAACTGCTTTTCCATTCTCCATTGGTTCACCAAGGAAACCAGGTTCAGAACCACCTTGAGGAACACCTTTAGAACCACCACCAATATCAGCACCTTTACCAATGAATGCTAGATCAGTTAGGTGACATGCATTATTAATATGGAATAAATCTTGATTAGGATTATTTGGAGCAATATAACAGTTTCTTAATTCAAATCCTTCAATGGATACATTATCCCTAAGAATGATAGGATTATTTTCAGTGTAAAGACCTGCTGAAACCTTAATAGTGTCACCTGGTTGAGCTGCTTCAGATGCTTTCTTAATAGATCCAAAAGCATCTTGTTGAGTTAGACCACTATTTAAATCATTACCTTCTACAGTTACGAAAAACGTATTACCAATACTTCTACCTGCACCGACTGTAACCACTCGGGTTGCGATTCCTACACCTTCAGTGTCCTGACGAACAAATACAGTACCATCGAAATGGTTAATAGCTAACTCACCATAAGTTAACTGTTCTAGACTAGGAACAGATCCCGCAGTTAGAGATCTCTTTAACCTAATTTTTGGACTTGTATTCATCTCAACTCCGCGTAAAGTTACTCAAAAGCTTCTTTTGTCTATTTATTCAAGGTTTCATTTTGTATATTATCAAATGCTTTTTTATTCAGCAGTTTTGATAATTCTGCCGTCGATCCCACAAATAATGCATTATTAACAGTTGTTGGTGCCTGTTTTTTAGTATCTTGGTCCAACTCATGCATTTTCTTCTGAAGGTCTAGTAGTTTGTCAGTAGCATCAGAAACATTCTTAATCAAATGACCAACGACTTCATATGCCCTTGGAGTTTCCGTTTCTTGTGCTAACTCAAGAATACCATTTATTGCTTCCTGACCCTTTTCGATAATTGAATATAAATTACCTCTTGTGTATTCGTAATCATTTGTTACATCATCTTTCTTGACTGGTTTTTCCTTTTTAGGTTCCTCAACAATTTCAGAAGAAGCATCTACCTCAACAATAGGTGCCTCCTCTTCAATATTAAAAGTCTCGTTTAGATCGTCAAATTTTGCCATTAGATGAACTCTCCATCAAATCCGAAGTTATCACCAGTTCCTACAGCATAGAATCTGATACTATCTGATCTTGTAATCTCAGTTACGTTTGAACCAGATACATGAACCTCTGCTCTTGTTCCATTTTGTGCTCTTCTGACAAGAATGCAATTTTCTGTATCTGATTTTGCCTTAACATACATCACTTCTTCGTTAATTGTAATGTATGAGGCAAGATTGATATTTTGAATGGAGTTGAAGCAGATGATTTCATCTGTCTTATCAATATCTTTTGCAGTAGTCGTGAGAGTAACCTCATCGTATTCTTTTCTTGCTTCTGGTTCAACAGAGTATGTAACATCTCTGGTGTTCTTGCTTGGATCTCCTGGAGTTCCATCATTAGTACCAGTAGAAGATGCATAGTAAGCAACTTGAGCCTTTTTGATAATCTTGGTAGAAATATCTTTTGCAACAGGACCAAATAGGTATGTCTTTGCAGTAAATCTCAGAGTGTAGATAAGTGCTCTTCTAGTATCAAAGTTTCCTTCATATTGATCATCCATAGAGATACCTTCTAAGATAATCGGAATATCTCTCTTCTCATCCATCTCATCAACCAATTCGATAGTGAGATTATATTGTGGTTGGAAATATGGTAAAATTTGCTCAACAATCTGGAGCATGTCATCATTCAACTTTGTATAAATGTTGAGTTCAAATGACATATTGTATGGAACTGGCATAAATGCCTGCTTAACTGTTCCATCTTCGGATGGAGAGGGAACAAGAATTTTTTGAGTGGTAGTTACTTTTCTAGAAGAATCATACTGTAAACCAACAAACTCAAAAGACATTCTTGGTAGTGTAATTTGAGTTGTTTTGTTAAGATCTTCTGCTTGTTCTAGTCTTGCTAAAAATTTCTGTTGAGGTGCATATGCAAGAGGAACTTTTACACTATTGGTAACATTATTATTAGCATCAGTAGTTTTAATGGTTACATCATTAAAGAGCGTACCAAATCCTATAACAATCTTTCTCAGAATTTCGTGGTAATAATATTCAAACATGATAGAACTCTACTATACTCTTCCGAATGGGTTTCTTTCTGTGAAGTCGAGAAGATCATCACCTTCAGATTGAATTGCAACGTTTTCGTCGTAACTACTTGATGGATTTGTTTCTTCTACACTAGATGATGTCTCTGGAACATCATAAGTGTTGTCATCGACTAATGGATTATCGCTAATAGTATTTAGGATAACAATTTTATGTTGTGCTCCAGATGTTCCACCAGTGATTACTTCACCATTTGAGAAGTCTCCAGAAAGGTTTGATAGACGTAATTTTCTAGTTCCAACATTCCAAGACTTAACTCTTCCAGTCACTCCAGAAGTTCCCGTTACTATTTCGTTATACTCAAAGTTTCCACTTGCAATTTGATTTGGTTCCCCAAAGGTAATAGAAGGAGCAACTGTATAACCCGATCCAACGTTAGTAATTCTAACTGCACTTACAGTATTATCTGAAGCAAGAATTACCCTACCAGTTGCAGTGGTTCCAGCACCAGGTGGTGCTGAGAATGTTACTGTAGGTTCTTCAACAAAATTAGCTCCGACACTAGTAACAGTAACAACACCAACAGCACCCATGGTTACAATACCAACAGTGGTAGCTGCTCCAACTCCTGTTGTACTGCCACTAATGACAAGAGTTGGTGCAATAGTATATCCAGCACCTGGATTTACCAATTCTATTCCTTGAATTGTTAAGAACTCAGCTCCACCAGAACCATATGTAGTTCTTCCAGTAACGATACCAGAAGCATTTACACCACCTGTAGGTGCAGTAGATATAGCTACAGTTACTGGTTTATTATATCCATAACCTTTGTCTGAGAAGTAGAATGTTCCACTCAAAGCACCATCAACGATGCCTGCATATGCTGCAGCAGTTTCACCCGCACCAGCAGTGGTGAATGTTTGAATATATCCTTGATCGGTAAAGTTATCATCAATCTTATCTACACCAGTATCGACAACTTCTGTAGAATATCTGAATAGTTCACATCTTAACTCATAGACATAAGTTTTCTGGAGTTGATAGAATGGTTGCTCATGCTCAACAAACTTAATCTCAAACAATCTATCACCAAATGGGAAATAGATTAGATCACCTTCTTTTGGTCTAGTTGCTAATTCAATATTAGGAAGATCTCTAATCAGAGGTGTGATATATTGCTCATATCTCTCCTTAGAGATAATAAGGGTTAAATCGTCTAAATCTGTAATGCCAAATTTTGATAGTAATGTTCCTTGTCCGTCATAACCATCATAATTGTTGACATATGCCTCAATCGGATATGCACTCGTAAACTCTGATTGAATTACTTCTTCAATTACTGTATTTTTAGTTAGATATTGTCTTGGGATGTAGTATACTTCTACACCATACATCCTCAACTGTTCATTGATTAAGTCTTGGACTAAATTCTGTTCACTTCGTGAACCTTGTTGAAAGTAGGGATTTAACATGGTATCAACCGATCATGTCTAGAGGTGGAAGTTCATATGTGGATGACATCTTCTCCCTAATTCTTTCAAGTTCTTTTTCTGCATCATCAAACATTTGACGACCATTAAGTTCTACACCACCTGGAAGTTTAACTCCTTGGAACTTCATTAGGTTCTGACCCCATTGCCTCTTCACAAGGGCAGTCAGGTACATCTTAAGGAACGAATCGTTCCATACCTGAGTATATGTGCTCGGATCAAGAAGTCTCCAACAATCAATAACAAAGTAATCATCTTCAACTAATGTTCCCCAGTCTGCATCAATATAGAGACGATCTTGTCTTTGATTAAATCTAAAATTCTTAAGTGGATTTAGTAAGTGATCAATATCAGAAAGTTTTGATTGAACCATTGAATATTGAAGAAGATCAATGGAATCCCAATAATATAGATCGTTTAAAAATAACTGATACTTCACACTGAACATCGATCCACTAGTTGCAGATGATGATTGAAGTCTGAAGATTTTATTTACACCAGTAATTGAACTAGGAACTGGTAGATAATTTGAGTTCTCTTCAAATGCAAATGAAGAGGTTGAACCAACGGTCTGTGTTACTGTGTCGGTAGTAATACCAGAAACAGTTTCACCACCTCTAGATCTTCCTCGATCTATATCATCCTGTGTTACTTTGTATTTTAAATATGTTCTAACTACACCGTCAAAATGTCTTTCATGAAAATATTGCAAAGCATCATCAACTAGATCATCAATCTGCTCATCAGCAACATTGATTTCTAGAACAGGAGCACCTAATTGTCTCTTAACATAGTTAATTAGATCTTGTCTAGATGATGGTTGTGCCATTTTATTACAGCTTTAAAATTATTTAGGGAGCAGAAGAAATACCTGGTTGTACCATGATATTTCCGTCTACAATTTTGTATGTTGTAGTCCCAGAACTTACCAATATATCGTAATAATATCTTCCAGAAGTCAATGCTCTAGTATCTGATGCACCCATTGCAATTTTGAATTCACCTTCTGATGCACTTGTAAAACTAAAATCAAATGTTCCGTGTGCATACATTGTTGAACCAATGGACACACTTTTAGACATTTGGGCAGAACCTGACCAACCATCAAAGTCATATCTTCCACTACTCATGTCGTAAGTAGTGAAATTTACTTTTAGATCAGAACCTGGGTAAATTGAGAAATTTACTCCATATGGTGCATTAACATTAGGGTTAAATGTTATTCTTTGGTTAGACATTTGAGCAGATCCTTAATTTCTTTGAGATCATCCTTAACGGATTTAACATCATCTTCAAGAGTTTT